ACTGATATTTTGATAAAATTAATACAAGCTGTGGAATACTATTCGTAGTCATATACTGGTCAGCAGATTCGTAAAGACGCCTAAAGACTTCAGACTGCTCAATATCAACATTCTCTGCTACCCACTTGCGGAGAGACGTAAAGTCTTTATCTTTAAGAAGCTTATAGACAGAATTAATCTCAAGATCCTTGATGCTACCAAGGATGCCGCTGTCAATCTTACCAGTTGATGCATAACGTTGAAGCTCATTAAGAACTCGTCGCCAGTCTGGGAAGAACTTAGTAACAACCTCAGCAACTACAGCACGATCAAACTCAATGTTTTCATTAGCAAGGATCTTCTCAACTCTCTTAAAGAATTGAGAAGCAAGTTTTGCTCCTGCAGACTTAGAAAGTTTAAAGTCAATTACCGAACAACGACTGTGTAGCGGCTCAATGATTCGATTCTTGAAGTTACAAGTGAGAATGAAGCCGCAGTTCCGTGAGAATTCTTCCATGAAGTTTCGGAGTGCGGGTTGTGTAGAATTGGCATTAAGGTAGTCTGCTTCGTCAAGAATGACGTACTTTCGTCCACCTGATAATGAGACAGAGCTTGCGAAGTTGAGAATCTCATTACGCAAGGTATCGATGTTGCCATTCATAGATCCATTAATTACAATATAATCACATTCAAGTTCTTCTAACATGGCACGTGCCACTGTTGTTTTACCAACACCGGCACTGCCACTTAAGATAAGGTTAGGAATGTTTTTCTGATCTACGAATTGTTGAAATGTAGCTTTAAGCTCTTCAGGCAAGATAGTATCAGCGATAGTCTTGGGGCGGTATTTCTCCACCCACAAGAACTGTTCTTTAACATCCATTTGTTAACCTCAGAAAGTTGAATTTGCTTCGACTGCAACAAGATACATGATATCATTACCGGTGAATCGTGCGATACCCTTCGATGTGATATCGACATCATAATCACCAGTCAACAACTTGATATTCTCTGCACGAAGGATTGCTCTAAACTTCTTATCAGTCTTGCCTACAATAATGGAATAAACATCACCGCTAGGATTCTTAGAGTCAATAGCCTGAAGCATGATATCATTACCATCACCAGTGACAGCAATTTCTGGAAGACGAAGAACACCCATACCCTTCATGACACTTGTAAGAGAATCATTAGTAAGCTTAAAGCTAACTTCTGGTTCTGGGAAATCTTTAAGAGTTTCAGGTGCAGAGATAATAGTTGCAGCCTCTGCAAGAGTGTAGTTGACAACATTATTCTTACCACGAATAGTGATAGTCTTTTCGTTGATAGTAAGTTCAGGATCTTCGAAAAGAGATAATGTGCTAAGGAATTTAGAGAGGTCGTAAATAGCAAATGTATTTTCGAACTCAATATCTACCTTGGCACGTGTGATGATGCTTCTAACCGGAGATACAGTAGAAAGATAGTTGCCCTTACGAATAAGGATAGAAGGATTAATAGTCGAGAAGTTCTTAAGAACTTGCAGTGTTCGCGTATCCAATTTCATAATATAATAAACCTTTCAATTACTTTTTAAGCTGATCTGCATCGGCTGTAGCTGAAGCACCAATAGACGCCAAATCTGCAAGAGAACCACCGAAGATATATGTACCAACATGTTGTAACTGCATCCAAGGACACAACCATGTGCGCAAATTGGCTTCTTGGAGTTTCTGACAAAACCAATAATCTTCAGAAAGATAACGTTCAGACTTAGGATCTACTTCAGCTTGGAAATACATCATAATCTTGCGTGTGCCATCAAAGTGCTTAGTACGAACATGATCCGGCTTGTAGAGATACTGTGGGAACTTTTCATTGAAGGCTTCAAATGTCTTACGACGAATCATCATGAAGCCTGTACCAATTTCAAGAACTTCAGCAGGTTCACCGATCGGAATCGATCCGCTGCCACTCTTAGGATTGAAGACATAATCGCCTACAAACTTTTCGAGAACACTGGGATCTTTATCAGCAACACCCTTATCTACTGCATGCTTGATCTTTTCCCATGAGATACACTTCTTAGGATAAGGACCACCAATAACATCGTAGTCATCATTCTGAAGTTGAAGAGCAAGAAGTGCAATAACATCCTGAGGATTAAAACCAATATCGGAATCAATGAACAACATATGTGTTGCATCAGATCGCATGAACTCGTCACAGCAGTAGTTTCTTGCACGAGTAATCAAAGACTCATTGAACAAGAAATACATCTGAAGAGGAATACCATGATGTGTGCAAAGTGCAGAAAGATCTGCAATACTACGTGCAAACATGCCAGCACACTGGCCGCCATACATAGGTGTAGCCACAAATAGCTTGCACTTTCTAAGTTCTTCTGTTTGAATTTTAATTTCCATTTTTATTCTCCTTATCATGAATATAAAGTGCAAGAATTCCGTAATGAAGTATCTTCATTAGATCATCTCTATTTCTACCATTCTTCTTGCCGTATCTCGCGGCATACTTGATAATATCACCGATGGTAAAACCTGTACCATGACCGGCTGATGCTATAAGTTCAAATGCTTGGATATTATCAGGACCTACGTAGTGTTTTGTGTAGGTACCTTCTATATATTCTCCGAGTTGACGCAAAAGCGCTTCTTCGTTGAACTTGTACATAATATTTTTATCCTTTTCTTTCTTCATACAAAATACTCCAAAAGTGTATTATACTTTTTATTCCATTCTAACCCCTGCCAATGTGGATAGTGTTCTCTTGACAGATGAACAGACTTTGGTTTTTCCATATACTCAAAATCAAGTTCACCTTTATCGTTGAGAAGATAATCTGTCCACTCAACAATCTCTAGACGCTTATGTTCATACTTCTTTAATTCTTCTTTAAACATAAGCCGCATTCTGTTTCTATCGGACCAAGAACCATAAAATGGAGTACCTTTATAATAACCTGTTTTAGGCAATACTCTACTCTCATTCTCAATAGGCAATAGTTCATAGATTCTTACTTTAGCATTATGATCTTCAGCAATCTCAAGTGCTTGCTTGGTATATTCTTTTACTAATTCTTTAACAGCACCTTCTGGATCGCTCTGTCTAAGAATATGATGGCGAATATCAATATTACCAAAGTAAAATTCTATATTCTCAAATAAATCTATATTCTCAGGATCGCGATTTGGTGGAATTAGAAAGTCACTAAGTCCTGTCTTTAGTGCACCATGCAATGTTTTGAATGGCACAGAGTTAACTCTCCAACCAGGTCTATACATACAAATAGAATGTGAGTCGCCAGTAACAATGTTAAGAGACTTGACTTTATCATTCAGTCTAATAGTCGTAGCTGTTTCACAAATCCTTTTATAATTATCCCAATCAACCAAATCCCAATCAACATGTTTAGAGCTTGCTGATTTGAATCTATTCATGAGCATTTCATGATAATATGGAAAATCAATATCTATACTATACACTGCTCCTTTAAATTTGGACATATTAATTACGCTATCAATGTTAGCATAATTTTGTACGCCACCGAACATATTGAGTGTTCCAAACCAGTCGTTGCCATGATAGACATAGATCGCATCATAGGCATTATAGTCTGTATCAATATTGCCAGTCATATTCAAATGAACGTCAAAACCAACGTTCTTTAGTTGATCGGCATAGATTACCCCTTGAGCACTTCGATGAGAAGACACATTCTTAGAGATAGGTGTAAAGGGTGTAGTAACTAATACTTTCATTGTTTCTTCTTCCAATCACGATATGAATCTATTCTATCATAGATTGTCGGATCTGTTAACACTGGTTCTGCGCCAACGTTCCACATTAACACATTTTTTCCACTATTCTTTGGGATATATTTCCAAACTTTAGCATCATATGTAGCTATAGCAGGGAATGGAGGAAGGTTTTCTTTTGCTTCTTCTTGCTGAAAGTCAAGAGGTTCAGAGATAATGTTAGCCCTACCCAATTCACCTTGCTTTAGGTTTCTAGCTACAGCAACACACGTGAACTTAGCGTTAGGCCATGCGATCTGCAATGCCCTAGACAGGACACCTGTTGAAATTGCCGCATAGACTTCATCTGGCTCAGGAATCTTTGATGCAGCATGAACAATACCAGCCGTTGCTAGTTCATGCTTTAGACCTAGAGGAACAAAGAATGCATCATTCTTATCTGCCCATTCCTTTGCTTTTAAGTTCAAGTTAGGCATAGCTGCAATTCTTTCAAAGATTGGAATTGCACCTTGTTCAATACAACATGCTTGATGATGTGATATTGTCTTTGACGCAGGCATAAACAATACAATCTTCTTATTATAGTGTTTAGCAACATCAAGAAGAGATACACCGGCCAAACCAACTCTTGGTTGTGAGTAAACAATTGTATCATGGTTTAGTTTAGACATTAGAAGGTCGCCAGCTCTTGTTTTAGTGCCAACAATAAGATCGTCTCGTACAACCCTAACACCTTCATGTTCTATTACAATTGGATCTGGATTATACGGTTTCCAACCTTCAGCGAGTGATAGGTAATATTCTTTGGCAGATTCATAACCAAGGATTCCAACATCCTTGTTAATACCATCAATTACATGATTGTTGTGCGACATATTCTTTCACTTTTTGTTTGTAGTCTTTGACACTCATTCCATGCATGTCAAGAATATAACTATCGGCGGGATGGCAGTTGATCATATTGAAAGAATCGACCAAACCAAGTGACAACATTGTTTTTTGTCTGCCAAATGGGTGATCAATAATCTTGCATGATGACCAAACCTCATCACGATCTAAATGATTATAATCTGCACCAGGTTTAATATAGTTTTCTACCCAACGAATAAAGTCGCAGCAAACGTCTTCTGCATTATATGCATATGCACGTGTGTCTTCGTAAATTTTATCCATAACTGCATCAAGGAATTTTTCTTGCTTCATCTTATTTGTATTGATTGCAAGATATGAGATGCACTCAACAGCATTTGATCCATAGTAGAAATGGCTTTCTTTATTCACATATTGCGGATACCAATCAGCAATATCAGCAACTACAGCAGCGTATTGGAAATGATATTGCTTAAGACCATTAGCAACATTCCACTTTAGCATGAAGTCACCGATCTCACGAAGATCCTTCTTAGCGTTACTCTTTTCTAAGAACTCAGCCAGTTCGCGTGCTAGTCTTGGTGCGAACTCTGTAAGATAATAATCTCCGGCTCTTTTGTAGCCGGCAGGAGGTTTTGGAAATTGAGGAAACTGGTAACCAACAGATGTATAAAAAGATGTTGGATATGTGTTCACCATCTTTGTCATATCTTCAATTGTTTTGCAATTATAAAGATTGAATAAGATAGTGTTATGATAACCAGATGGTTTATATGAGTAATTAATACCTGATCCACAAACGCGATGTAGAATAAAAATATATAACCACTCTGGCAGTTTAAAGTCAGAGTGTTTACCGGTCCAGTCTTTAGCTACTACTTCACGCTGGCGTGAATGGATTCCTTTTTCCATTTTATGCCAGTATGGATGTTCTGGAGTCCATCCGTAAAATACGTCGTTAACGATTTGTGAGAATCCTGCAAACTTTCGCTCAACAACATCGTAGAGCTCGACGTTTTCAAGTAGATCATCTCCCATACAGGAGTCTTTGTACGGTATTGTGCCGAGATTACACTTTTCTTGTTGATCTTTTGCAAGATTGAAATATCGTATGTATTCATCATAATACTCTGTTGTTTCTAGCATTTCAAATATCGCTTACATTTAGATAATTCGTTTATAATATAACTCGGATTATTTAGTAGTCTGTTTAAGCCAGATGGGTGCGGAAGCGTAAAATGTTTTATATTTAATTTTGTTAATGCGCTAGAAGGGAAAGAACCTAATGCAAGAATTTTATCATAGTTATTACATGCTTGTTCAACAAAATCATAGTTTATATCTTTAGCTGTGTATTTTCCGGGAGAATCAACACAGTTAATGAATGAATAGTAAGTAACATCAAGCTGACTAATCCAATCGTTCAATCTCTTGATGCTTTTGCTGTTCTGTTTTGTAGAAGGATTAATCCCAACTACTAATATCTTTTGTTGAGTATTTTTGTACTGATAATCCTGCTTCTGAAAACATTTGTTCTGTATCTGCAAATGAATCTCTCCATCTTTCATCAATAGTGGCAGGATGACACATGATTACGCGTTTAATTCCAACCTGAATAACAC